AATTAATATAGAGAAAAATGATAATTGGAAACACGAAAGAGGAAATAGAGATGATTCATGGGTTATTGACTTAGATAAGAAAGGGGATATAGAGAATATAAAAGACGAAGATTTTTATAGAGAGTTTGTAAAGATAGGAATGCATAGCGACAATAAAGTAAAGTATTCTTTTTTATATAATTAAGGAGGTATATTAATATGAATAAAAATGATTTAAAAAATGGAATGTTTTTTGAAATGAGAAATAAAAGTAGATTTCTAATATTAAATAATGAAATATATCTTGAGGGTATAAATCTTTATGAATATTCCTCAAATTTGCATCATTTTTTAGTAAGTTATAATGATGACATGTGCAGTATGAAGGATAATAAATATGACATAATGGAAGTATTTAATTCATGTAATGAATCAATATGGAAAAGAGAAAAGGTAGATTGGGCTAAAGTACCCGTTGATACAAAAGTTTTAGTTAGAAATTCTAAAGATGAGGAATGGCAAAGAAAACACTTTGCTGAATATAAAAATGGGAAGGTATTTACTTACGATTATGGTACTTCTTGGAATACTTCCCTTATAACTACATGGGAATATGCTAAATTAGCAGAAAAACCCAAAAAAGAAATGATTGTATCAGCAAAAGATTTGCGTAAAGCATTTAGAACTATGTGTGAATCTCATCCTCGTTGTGATTGTTGTGATTATAACTATTGTGTGGAAACTTGTGAATTTAAGTGGATATTAGATAATTATAATGTAACTAGAAAGGAATAATATATGAAAATTAAATGTAGTTTAGGGGAGTTTATAACATTTTATGACGAATCAGATAAAGAAATAATAACAATATAAAGTGACGATATTAAAAATACATTAAAAAATATTTTTATTTTATTAGATTATTGTGATATAAAATATATTTATGAGGAGGATTAATACATGGGAGAATTAAGAAGAGTAAAGGAAATATTTGATAAAATTGCAGGTGTAAGTGGTAAAAAAAGTAAAGAAACAATAATTAAACAAAATGCAGATAATGAATTATTTTTAGAATGTTTAAAATTTTTATTAGATAGTGATATAACAACTGGATTGAGTAAGAAAAAAATAAATAAAAAGGTACAAATATATCAAAATACTTATAGTGATATACGAGATATGTTTGACTATGTTAGAATAAATAATACGGGGACAGATAGAGATATTGGAGTAGTACAAGGATATATAAATTCATTAGATGAAGATATACAAGATTTTGTGAGAGGATTATTTACTAAGAGTTTAAAAATAGGTGCTGATGCTAGAACGGTTAATAAAGTTATACCTGGACTAATTCCTACTCATGCTGTCATGCTGGCGAATAAGTACGAAGGAAAAATAAAAGAAGATGTTTCAATGAGTCTTAAAATGGACGGAATACGTAATTCAATAATAACAATAAATGGAATTACAAAAGCATTATCGAGACAAGGAAAGGTAATAGATGGTATAGATTATATATTGGATGAATATAAAGAATTAGGCTTAACTGATTACTTTGTCGATGGTGAATTAATAAGAGTTAATAAGGAAAACTTATCATCTGACGAAAACTTTAGATTAACAACAAAAATAGTTAATAGTAAAAGTAATAACAAGGAAGGTCTTGAATTTATAGTGTTTGATATAACTCCTATGGAAGATTACATCAATAAAAAAAGTAGTATAAAATATAAAGATAGACTTAAATTAATGGATGAATTAATAGGAGATAAAGGTAAACATATAAAATTAGTAGAAAAATTTGGAATAACAAATGATATAAATATCATTGAAGAAAAATTAAATGAAGTAGTTAAAAATGGGCAAGAAGGTTTAATATTAAATACCTTAAATGGAAAATATGAATTCGGCAAACGACCTAAAAGTTTATTGAAAGTTAAAAAATTTAATGAGGCTGATGTGTTATGTGTTGGGGTTGACGAAGGACAAGGTAGACTTAAATCTACAACAGGTTCATTAGTCTGTAAATTTCTTTATAAAGGCGAAGAATGTACTGTCGAGATAGGAACGGGTCTATCTGATTCAGATAGAAGAACTATATTTAATAATCCAGAATTAGTTGTAGGTAAAGTTATAACCATTAGGTATTTTGAAGTGAGTAAAGACAGCAAGACAAGCAAGTATAGCCTTCGTTTCCCAAGCTGGAAAGGTATGGTTTATATTCGTAAAGACAAGTCTACATTAGAAGAAACAAATGTATAATAATTAATAAATATGGAAGTGATATCATGGGAGTTAAAATAGATAGAACAGGAGAAGAGAGTATAAATAATTGTCATATAATATATTTTTATTAGGAGGAGATAATATGAATATAGATAATATAGAATCTATAGATTTTGTTTTTGAAAATTGTGAATATATGAGAATACCGATTGAAAACTTTAAGAGTTTAGAAATAGAAAAAGTAAATGATGAT